GGCTTCTTGCTCGCAGTTGAAAGGGCTCAGGAAGGACCCGTGACCCGGCCGACCCTGACGCCCCGTCACCCCCGTGACGCGCAAAGAACGAGGCCCCGAGCCTGGCACGCAGGTCTCGGGGCCTCTAAAGCCGGCGCATGGGAGGAGGTCACGCACCGGGAACTGCATCGCGCTCGTCCGATCCCCTGCCGGTACTGCTGCCAAGGTTAGCTGGATTATCGCCATCTGTTCGATCCGATCAAGCGGAAGTGTGGATAACGCTTTCGACCGCATCGAGCGACGCCAGCACCCTGCGCTGCGCGGTCTCGGGGCTGGCAACGGTCAGACGTTGCGCAATCGTGCGCAGGGTCATGGCCTGCACGTAGTACCAGGTCAGCACCTCGCGCTGCCATGGCTCGCACGCTGCAATCGCGTCGTGCGTACGTCGGCACTGGATCGCATTGACGGGTACGGTCGATCGCGCCGATCCGTCGTAGCCGTCACCGGACCGCCAATCGGCGAGGGTGCACTTGCTGTAGCCCATCGCGCCGACTCGGCCCTCGCCCTTTGCCGTGACCCAGTAGGCCCAGTCGGTGAGTTTCAAATGCATCGGGTGTCGGTTGATCATGGGTTCCATACCTTCCATGCCTGATGTGTGTGTTGCGTGCGGCGCGCGGGGGCGCGCGCGCTCCCGCGCGCCCCCGCGCGCCTACGCGGGGAAGCTCAATTTCAGTGTGGAAGGTATGGAACCCTTCCTGTTTCAGATGTCTACATGACCATCCTCGACGAACGGGTTGTGCGCTGGCGCGGTCGCTTCCTCTGACGTGGCCCCATTTCGAGCGGGGGGCTTGTACCAGAAGCGACTCATGCCGTTGCGTTTCTCGATGCGCTCGCAGCCGAGCGCGCGTAGGGCCTTGCCGATGCGGGTCTCCAGATCCCGAGTAAGCTGCGCCGGGCTGATGTGCAGTCCCCGCAGGGCCGCGTCGGCCAGCGAGAAGCAGCTGGCGTTGGCCATGCGGCGCGTGATCTCATCAGCCCCTGGCTCGAGCACCCAGTCGTGCAGCGCATCGATCATCGATTCCTGCACGACCCGGCGCGACTGCACGGGGCGGAACAGCTCACGCTGCATCTCGCTGTCCGGCGCGCACGGCAAGCCTGCACGGTAGTCCTGCATGGCCTCGGCAAACAGTTGATCGCGAGCTTCCCGCAGGGCGTTGATGTCAATCTCGCGCGGCACGCGCACGGGCCAGAACCGCCGCGCGCCCTGCCCGGCCTTGATGTACTCGTCCTCGTTCGTCGTTCCGACGAACACGGATTGCCGCGGGCAGCTGATCTGCCGCCGGCCGTAGACCGGGCGAAACTCGTCGACTTGACGGGAAAGGAAGGATTTCTGCTTCGCGGCCTCGGCCCGGGTCACCGAGTCCATCTCGCTGAACTCGTGCAGCCACTTGCCCTGCAGCGCTGCCATCGAGTCCTTGTGCGTCAAGTCGAGATCTGTATCACTGAACCACGGGCCGCCAAGGAGCATCGCCAGCGATGACTTGCGCAGGCCCTCAGAACCCTCCAGCACGAGGCAATAGTCGAACTTGCAGCCGGGCTCCATCACGCGCTTGACCATCGCCCGCAGGAAGAACTGCGACACGGCGCGCGTGTACTCGGTGTCGTCGACGCCGGCGTGATCGATCAGCCAGTGCGCCAGGCGCGGCGTGCCGTCCCAGTGCAGACCCTGCAGGTACTCACGCACCGGGTGCACCGGCGACTCGCGCGCCACCATCTCGACGGCCTCGAGCACCTGGATGCTGGACACCACCAGCCCGTACACCTGCGCCAGCCAGGCGGCGGTGCGGCTGTCGTCGTCCGACACCCACTCACCAGCGCGGCCGTGCGCGTACGGTGGCGGCGCACGCTTCACGACGCGGTTCGAGAACTCATCGAACGACACCACGCCCTTCCACGTGGAATCGTTGCGCAGGATCGTCGACACATTGACCGGGTGCGAGGCGAGGTTTCCGCCCTTGATGCGCACCAGCTGCGCGCTCCAGTCGTCATCCGGCTCAGGCCATGGCGGCGGTGCGCCAGGCGTATCTGGCGGCGGTGGCGGCGCGCCTGCGCCCGCGGGGGCAGCACGGGGACGGCGCAGCTTGTCGGGCTGCAGCCATGCGTGCACGGCTGCGCTGGCATTGTCTCCAGCCTCGGCTATCAAGTCGGCGACATCCCAACCGTCAGGGCGATCGCCAGGGCGAGGGATGGCCACGATCGACACGTCGCAGCCGAGCTCGAGCAGGATGTGGGCGGCGCGCTCCATCGCCTTGACGCCGGGCTGCTTCTCTTCGGGCAGGACCGCGTTTGTGGCCTTGTCGCGCTTCGCGTCGCAGTCGGGCCAAAGCACGACCCTTCGGTGCTCCAGCAGCCTGAAGTCGGCTTTTTGCACGGCGTTGCCGCCGCCAGACCAGCAAGTGACCCAGTAAGCAGCGCCAAGGACCTGGGCAGCAGCGGTCGCGCACTTTTCACCCTCGACCACCAGTACCGGCGGCCTCTCAATGAAATCGAGAGTCTCGAGGTTGTACAGCGGCCGAGGCTGATCCCACTGCCTCCATTTCCAGGCGCTGCCCTTCGTCGGGTGCTGCGACCACACGCAAGGCAAGATCTCCTTGCCGCCGTCGGAGGTCACGAACCGGTGCACGTAGCCGGTGATCCCGCCGGCGACGCTACGGTAGCACCAGGAGAGCGCCGGCCTGCCGCGCACGACATGCGCCACCGGTGCGGGCGGACCATCCTGTGGCCATTCGCCGGCATCGGTCCATCGATCCTCATCGGGCGCCAGAGGGGCTTTCGGCTCAGGCGCGCGGCGCGCACGAGCGGGCGGCTGGGCATCGCTCGGGGCCATACCCAGCTGCTCGGCCAGCTCGCGCGCGGCCGGGCCGTTTCGGAGCTGGTAGAGCGCCCCGAACAGCGAGATCAGATCGCCGCCGGCCTCATCGGTCGCAAAGTCGGCCCAGGCGCCAGTGTTCAGGTTGACGCTGCAGCTGCTGCCGGCGTCACCGGCCAGGGATCCGCACTGCCACTCGTGCCCGACACGCTTGCCGCCGGGCAGCCAACGCTCGACGAGGGTGTGGGCCTGCTGGAGCGCGGCGGCAGCGATCCGGCCGAAGTCGATCGGCGGCTTGTTCGTTGGTGCCATGCAGGATCAGGCTCGGCGGCGGTGAGCAGCGGGAGGGACCGGCGCGGGTCGCCTATCCCAGACACAGTCGGAGAGTCGAATGCCGGCTGGCTGGTCGGGCGTCCCCATCGTCCACTCGGGCGTGCGGATGCCCAGCACGCGCACCTGGTCGCCGAACGCTTCGCGCACGGCGTCGACAAATGCCGCCACATCGGGCAGCTCGGCGCGCAGTTCGTCGCGGGTCTTGCGCACGGAAGCCAGGGTCACTTCGTAGCTTTCCGCCGCTGACGGTACCGCTGCATTGCGGTGCGGATCTGGTGGCGCCGCATCGGGTCGTTTGCCCGCATCTGATCGTAGTCGCGCCAGTAGTCGGTGCGATCGCCCGACGCGCTTCGAATCGGCTCTCTGGAAAAGGACACCAAACGCACGGACAGGTCACGCAGCAGCATCGGAACCTCCTTCGCTTTTGACTGCACCATTCGGCTGCCGGAGCGCCCGAGCCTCGCGCAGCGACAGCCACCGGCACAGGTGCATCTTCAATGTCACGTCAACAGCTGCGCGGCCAGCACCACGTTCCTCCTGGACGTACTGCAGCGCGAGGCCGCCGTCAGACACGGACACGACACGCCCAAGCCGGCCGGATGGCGTCATGCAGCAGTCGCCCTGCTTCCAGCCACCGGTAGGCTGCCGTGCCCACTTAATGCGACGATCCCATTCCGAGGCCACCAGGGCCTGCTTGTGCAGAGTGCCAGGCGGCGGCGCGCCCGCGATCACGAGCCAACCCCCACCTGCTTGAGCAGCGCGATCAGGTCTGGCAGCTGCTTTGCCAGCTCCGCCTGAGCGCGCCGCTGTCGCGCTTCGTCGTCGATGGCGAACTTCTCGATCAGCCAGTAAATCGGTGATAGGTCGCCGGTCGCGCCGATCAGGCGCACCAGGTCATCGACCGACAGCCGTCGCGGATCGCCTTCAGAAGGCGCAAGGCGACGCCCGAGGTCGGAGCTGCTCATGTCCATATCGGCTGCGATCGCCTTCATCGGCCGCACGCACCGGACAGCCGACTCGTGGCAGCACGCGAGCAACGTCGGATGCCGCTCAGTCAGCCCGGGTTCAAATTCCAGAGGCATCTGCACGTACCGGGATGATTGATCCCGCTTGATCCCGATAGCAGCACGCGATGATGCGGCCATGTTGTTCACCTTGCCTTTCAAGGTCTAGATGAAGCACTGGATACTGATCGTGGTAGTGAGCAGCTGCTCGGCACGCGGACGCTGCATGCAGCGCGAGCGACTGTCATTGAGGAGACATTCAAAAAGTGTTACACGGGAGAGTTTGGTTAGGCCCGCCTATTGCGTAGCCCTTTCCGTCCCCTGCAACCTGGTCAGAGGGCGCTGTTGCCATCGGCCCCAAAGGCTCCTGCTCACAGAACACGTCGGGCCTGACTGCGCGCAGATACATCAACCGCGCAGGCGGAATCCCTGCCCGTCGCCACCCGGAAACGGAGGGCGCCCTGACTTCGCAGAGCCTCGCCACCTCGGCCGTACCACCCAAGAGATCAATGATGTCGTTCGCGTCCATGCCGCCAATAGTAGGCGCACCTAATGATGAATTGCAAGCGGTCCCTAATCCGGACGTGCTTAGGCTCACCTACATGAGCACACTTGCAGAACGTATGGCGTTGGCGATGCAACGCTCCGGCATCACTCAAGCCCAGCTGGCACGTGCGGCGGGCGTAAAGCCGCCATCGGTCAACAACTGGCTATCAGGAGCAACGAAGGAACTGAAGGGCAACAGCGCAGTTCGAGCTGCTCGAGCGATGAACGTGTCGTCGCACTGGCTAACGACCGGCCGGGGGCCGATAGACCATGTGGAAGACCTGGACTCGAGCGAGATCCCAGATGACTATGAAGCGGTACGGCGCGTGGAATTCAAGCTCTCAGCAGGGGTGAGCGGCTTCGAGGTTGAGTACCTAAACGGCGACTCTCCCCCTATCTTCTTCCGCAAGGACTGGCTGAAGCAGCGGTCGCTGCGGGCGGACTGTTTGTTTGCCGTCGTGGTGTCGGGTGCCAGCATGGAACCCGGGTTGTATGACGCTGACATCGTCGTGGTGAACACCGCCGACATTCGCGAGCAGGATGGCGAAGTCTTCGCGGTCAACTTTGAAGGCGAGCTGGTGATCAAGCGTCTGATCCGCGACGAGGGCCACTGGTGGCTCGCATCCGACAACGTCGACCAGCGACGCTACCCTCGGAAGCGCTGCGACGACAGAGTCGCCTTGGTAGGTCGGATCGTGCACAAACAGAGCGAGCGGATATGAGGAACGTGAGCCGCTTCGCTGTGAATTGTTAGGCGCACCTATTGACACCAAGCATTAGGCCGGCCTAATCTTTCCTCCGCGCGCCATTCCGGCGCTACGGAGGAAACGATGCACAACACGCAGCACCCCGCGAACACCGCGGCCCCGCCAGCCTCTAATCCGCTGGCGGGTCTCGAGCCTACTAGGCTGCTTGAACCCCTCGCCGAGAACCGTCCGTGGCTCATGCGGAGGCAGGCGATATGAGCGCGCGCATTTACGCGCACCCGGCGATGAAGGTCAGCCACCTGCACGAGGTGGCCCAGCAGCACGGCCTTCGAGTTCAGCCGTATCAGGGCCGCACGGCCCGACACCGCTGGTATCTGCTGATCGAGCTGGTGCGCGCAGGCGCAACGCCTCCGGCGCCCCTTTTGCGGAGGGCCACACAGTGAACCTCTGGCAGCGATACATCCTGCGCCGCGCACTGCACGCGAGTACCGACGCGCCGGTGCATACGTCTGAACTGCGTGATCCCCTGACCTGGGCAGCCGCGGCAGCGTGTTGCCTTGCCTTCCTGTTTCTGGTCGCGGCCATTAGCCAGCACGAACAACTGCAGGAGGCACGCGAATGCGCCACGGCGACACGCTGAAGCTCGACCTGGTCGAGCCCGAGTTCACCGAGCAGCAGCTGCGCCAGGCGCACGCTTACCTGCGCATCAAGCGGTCCTTTGAAGACTGCATGCAGACGCTCTGGATGCCGCCCCTGCTGCGCTGCTGCGCGCGTGACATGGCGCGGCGTGCGGCTAGGAGGCACTGATGAGCCTGATGGACCTGTTTACCCCGCCGAAGGTGCGCATACCAGCGCGCGCTCGGCGCGTGACGCTGGTCGATGTGGAGACGCGCGATGAAGCGGTCTATCGCCAGCGGATCGAAGCGCTGAAGAAGGCTCGCGCGGCGATTACCGCCAGGCGCGGCCCGAAACCGCCGACCGACCTCACTGCAGCCGAGAAGCTGCGACGTGAAAAGGCCGCCGCAGCCAGTCGCGACTGGTACGAGCGAAACAAGGACCGGGCGCGAGATGCGGCGCGGGAGCGCATGCGAAAGGCACGCGAAAGCAACCCGCAGAAATTCCGCGACCGGAACGCCGAACAGTACCTAAAGCACGCCGAGCAGCGGAAGGCTGACATGCGCGCGCGATACGCAGCAATGACGCCAGAAGAGAAACGCATTCGAAACAATCGAAACCGGCGGTTAACCGGCCAGACACAGGAGGCGACCCATGGCTGATGAAGCCTACCAGGCGCAGTTCATCGAAGCTCGAGATCTCGCGCTGGCACTGCGTCAGCGGCACACGACCTTGACCGCCACGGGCCGGTGCTACAGCTGCGACAAGGACGTGCCCGCGGGCCGGAAGTTCTGCGACAAGGACTGCTTGGACGACTTCGAGCGGCTGGAGGCAGCACGAAAGCGGGGAGGTCGCGATGTGGATTGACTGGCTGTTGTCCGGCAGCGTGGCGCTACTGGGCCTTGGCTGCGTCCTGCACATGATGGCCTCCATGGCCGACGATCTCGACGTGTTAAAACGACTGGCCGAGGCACCGTACGACGACGCGGATGATCACGAGGTCACGCAATGACCCTGCGTGCCTGGATCACGACGATGCGCGGCCGGGTTTGCGAGTGGCTGTGCCAGCGGCTTTGCCCCCACAAGCTCCTGCGGCTCGAGCTTCAGTGGTCACGACAGGATGTCAACCGGCTAGACCTAGCGCTGGAGCGTATGCGCACCCGTGCCAAGAAGGCTGAAGCCGAGGTCGACAGGTTGCGTGACGCCATTCAAGCACGGGGAGCGCAATGACTGTATCTGAGCGCGTAGCTACGATTCTCATTGCCGCCTGCCTGGTTTGTTTTCTTGCGCTGGTGGCGTTGTGCTGACTCTTCGGCTTTCCGATGCAGAGCTTATCGAGGTCAGCGGCGGGTACGCGCAGACCAGTCGGCAGCTCGAGGCGCTTAGGGCGGCCGGGTTCTGGCGTGCGCGACTCGGCCGCGACGGCCGGGTCGTGCTTGAGCGAGCGCACTACGAGGCGGTGTGCGCCGGCGCGGTTGCACCAGGCGCGCGGCCGTCGCAGACTGATCGACCACAGGTCCGGAGAGTCGCATGAAGATCCCCCGCGTCCACCAGTCGCACGGCCGCTGGTATCGCAGCGTCGACACCGAAGAGCGGATGCCAAACGGTAAGCGCCGGCAGAAGTGGGTGCCGCTGACCCGCGTCGACGAGGGCGAGCAGGCGCTGATGCGCGCGCTGGCCGAGCTGAGCGTCGAGCCCGATCCAGGCCAGATGCCGGTGGCGATCGCCGACTACATGGCGGCGAAGGCGCGCGAGCTGACGCCGGGCGTGGCCACCGAATACCGGCGCATGTTCGCCGTCATCACGCAGGCGTTTCTCGACTTCCGCGTCGACCAGGTGCGGCCGGGCGACGTGCTCGACTTCGTCCAGCAGTTCAGCGATCGGCCGACCGCCCGGCGCGCGTACAAGGCGCGGCTGTCCGGCTTCTTCGCCTGGTGCGTGCTGACCGATCGCTGCCCCACAAACCCATGCGCCGAGATCCGGCTGGCAGCGCCGCCGGCGCGAACGGCCCGCTTCGATGCCGCGGCTTTCTGGGCACTGCGGGCGAAGCTGCCGCCGCAGGGGAAGGCTTTCCTCGACCTGCTGTACCTGACCCGGCAGCGGCCGACCGACATCCGCCTGCTGCGCGACTCGCAGATCAAGGACGGCCTGATGCACTTCCGGCCGTCCAAGACCGCGCGCAGCTCTGGCGCGGCCGTGTCGGTGCCGATGACGCCGCAGATCGAGGCCGCAGTCAAGCTGGCCCGCGGCGCGCAGAAGGTGCGCACGCTGCGCGACGGGTATGTGATCGCCTCGAGGACCGGCCATCCCTACACGAAAGAGGGCCTGTACAAGATGTGGGCGACAGCGCGCGTCGCGGCGAAGCTGCCCGAAGGCATCACGACGCGCGACGTCAGGCCGTTTGCCCTGTCCGAGCTCGAGAAGGCCGGCGCGACCCCGCGCGAACTTCAGGTGGCTGCCGCGCACACCGAATTCGCGACGACCGAGGGCTATCTGGAGCGCCATCGAGAGCGGGTGAGCGTCACCTCGACGCTGCCGCCGAAGCCGGCGGGCACTGCCTAAGCCGCTTCAAGTTTAGGCGCGGTTTAGGCACTTAGCGGCATGAACACGCTAAGTCATTGATTGTTGGTCGGGGCGAAAGGATTCGAACCTTCGACCCCCTGCACCCCATGCCGAAGGAAGATCGAAGCAGATCAGCAGGTTAGCCGAAAACGCCTAAGTTGAGTACACCCTTCCGGTCCAGCACTGGCGCGGGCTCCAGCCCGGGCTTAGGCAGGCATCCTGCGGCTGCCGCTCGCACTTCGCCGACGTGGTTGAGCAGCTGCAGCCGCTCGCGCGCGATTGCCAGCACGAGCCGGTAGTCCGACATCGCCCGGAGCTCAAGGTCGGTCGAGATCGTAGGCGCGGCCGGCAGCTCGACGACGCACGGCACAGGGACGGGCACCCGCACGACTTGGGTTGTCGTGCCGCAGCCAGCCAGCAGCAGCACTACCAGCAGGCTACCGGAGCGCATCGCGCACCCGCTCAACCGCATCGCCGCACGTCAGAGCCCCGCCGGCCTGCTCAGCCGTCGCCAGCGCCTCGATCTGGGGCTGGCGGGTAGCAGAGGCCGCCCGAGCCTGAGCGAGCGCCTGCGCGGCCCGCCTGCGCGCCTCCTCGGCCGCGTCCTGCAGCCGCTGGGTGCCGGCGCTGCACTCGGCCGCCGCGGCCTGAGCCGCCTGCAGGTCGGCCACAGCCACGGTCAGCCGGGACCGCGCGTGCTCGAGCTGCAGGCGGCTTACGGCGAGCCCGGCGAACGAAGCCACGACCAGCAACATAATCAGCGCACGGCCGGGATTCGCGGCCAGCCAGGCGGCAATCATCCGCCGAACACCCGCGTGCCGTTCGCGTCGATCTCCAGCACCGCGCGGCGGTTTCGCGGCCCGAACGAGATGTGCACCCACTTTGCGCCTGCCCTGGTCGACTCGCTGATCACCTGGTCGAACGCAAGCGACGAGCGGGCAATCGTCGCCACGATCTGCGCCGGCGTGCCGAACTGCGGCGCGCGAAAGTCTACCGCCTCGCCCAGCACGTGCTGGCTGGTGTCGCGGCTGCCGATCTCGCGATTGAGCCGGAGCGATCGGTAGCCTGATGTCACCAGCACCGGCACGTCATGCCCGACGATGCCCGACAACAGGCTGCGCACTGCCTCAAGGCCGGCTGCCGTCGCGCGCAGGGCCGGCATCACGTCGGCCGGCGGGACGTTTTCCCACCCGCGAGCGACGGCCGTGGCGCTGTCGGTGAGTTCGCGCAGGGTGAAGTTCGGCGACAGTTTCATGCGGCCCTTACTCCCCTGCGGGTGAGCATCTCGATCATCAGATAGATCACGAGCGCGACCAGCTTCGGCACGTCGCCCGGCTGATCTGGGAAGAACGGGGCCAGGGCAATCCATGCACCCATCGTCCCGAGAGCCACTTGCAGGCAGCGCATGCAGTGCGGCGTCGCCTGCGTCATGTCGTTGATCACCACCAGGGCGCGCCATCCTACGGCGAGCCCGACCACGATCTGCACGACGTCCGTCATCACTGGCCTCCTCCGAAGCGCCGGTCGGCGATCTCCGGCAGGCGCCGGAACAACCAGCTCAGGGCCAGCTCCGCAAACAATCCCGTGAAGAATGCCAAGCCGAGATGAAGCGACGCGGGCAGGCCGAGATAGTGTGCGGCCAGCGGGGTGGCGGCAGCAGCAGCCAGAGTGCCAACGAGGACCGACACGAGCAGACGCGGTAGCGGCAGCCCCGGCAAGAAGCTGCGCGCGCACATGGCGCCGGATAGGCCGAGCAGGAGCACCGGCAGCGGCACACCGAGCCACGCCAGGGACACGCCGGACAGCCACACACCCGACGCCCCCGAGGCCGTTGCAAGCACCGCCGCCGGCGCATCGAAGCTCGCGGCGCTCATGTAATGGCCGCCACGTTGACGCCGTCGCAGTTAAGCCGCACGGTTGCGCCCGCGGCGACCACTACGCCAGTTCCGCCAGGCGGACGGACGGTCAGCGCAAACGCGCCGGTCGCACTGTTGCGCACGGTCAGCGGGCCCGACAACCTAGGCACGATGTACGCGATCGCCGCCGTGATCGCGCCGGTGAGGTCAAGATATGTATCACGCGCGGCCGCGAACGCCGCCTGCGTCGCAACGACATCGACAGCGCCGGCGACCGATTGCGCCGCGCCGCCATAGCTTAGGCCCGACCCGGTCGGCGCAGACACGAGGCGATGGTCTGTGTACGACGTGATGGTGGACGCACCGGCTACGACGGTGTACAGCGGCGACTGCGCAACGAAAGTCGCGCCGAGGCTTTTCCCGATCCGCAGCGTCCACGCGCCGGCGTCGGTCATGCGCGACAGTGTGCCGCCCGATGAGTAGGCCGTGAAACCGGTTGAGTTCAGATCGAGCGTCACGGTGTTGGCCGCAATGGCAGTGACCCGCGCGAAGGTCCCATTTAGTTGAGTCATGCCGACGATGCCTGACAGCCAAAGCACGTCGCCGACGGCAAACGGGTGCGCTGTCGACGTCACGACGCACGGGTTCGCAGCGGTGATACCGGTGATCGCCGAGGTCGTGTTCGACACCGGCCCTGCCTCGATCTGCTGTGTGCGAGAGGCCAGCAACGCGATCGTGCCGTTCGCGACGGCCGTCGGAGCGCCCGCAATCAAGACTTTGCCCCCGTAGAAGCCCCAGGTCAGCGCGGTCGTCGTTACACTGTTGCGGCCGTACAGCATCGCCGGCGAAGCAGCATCGAGCAGCGCATTTGCTTGCGCCGCAGCGCCTGTGGTGTTGGCGGTTATCGAGTTCAGGTTCGTCGTTGAATCAGCCATCAGATCACTCCTTGCAATGCGAAACCCCTGCCGACGACAGCCGACATCTGAAACACACGCACACCGTACGATGACAGCACGCCGCCGGTATCAGCCGTCTGTTGCGCGACCGAGTACGTGGTCGTTGCGGCAGACAACCCGGTGATCGTTCGGCGCAGGGTCGTGAACGTAGCATTCCAAATCTCGACTTCGTATGCCTCGGTCGCTTCGCCCAGGACCGGGTCGTAGAACAGGGGGAGCGACGCGCCGAGCCTCGACCGTCGGAGCCAGGCAATCGTGATGGTGTTGGCTGCGTCGCGACCCGCCCGGAGGTCTACCGGTGAGAAAGGGTCCAGGTTCACGCCGGTGTACGTGAAGGGCTGCGCCGTCGTCTCCTGCATCGTTCGCCCGATGCTGACCGGCTTGAGCAGCAGCGCCGCGTTCAAGCTGCCGGACAGCAGCGCGAGCGTATTGGCAGTCAGAGCGATTGCGCGCTCCGCCACGACATGAGTGCCCATCTGATTCTCGGTGCCGCGCCGACCGCGCAGCAGTCCAGACAGCCGGTATTGATTCGTCCCGATCAGGGTCGCGACCTTGAACTGCAGGACCTCGCTGCCGATGAGCATCGCGTTGTTGCCGTTGAGCACAGCCAATTCCGTCGCGCTTACGAGCGCGCCGCTGTACAGCTCTACGTCTACTGTGGATGCCTCGTCGAACATGTGCGGATTCGCTGCAGCCGGCAGCGCCGTCAAGGCAAATCCCGCCGACGCGGCCCCGGTAATCCCCGCCAGTTCGGCGTAGGTGGCCCCGGAGTCGCTAGAGCGATACACCACCGCGCCGCGCCAGCCAGCGCCGAAGCCAGTGGCGGCTGCGTAGAACGCTTGACCGTCGTCCGTGTCGCGCAGGAGAGGAATGTCGAGCGGCCAGAACGCGGTGACCGGAGGCGCCGCCACGACCCCACTGCGCGCCTCGCCGGCCCCGCCCGTCGCCGATTGCGTATAGACCGAGGGCTCTTCAGCGGCCGCCTCCCACTGGATGACGCCGCTGCGGCTCTCAGTCTTGCGCTCGATGCGCAGCGTGTGCGTCGTGCCAGCGCGGCTCAAGGTGACAACGTCGGCCGGCTCCAGCGCCGCATATGCGCGCGACGTAGTGAACGTGTAGCGCTGCCGCTGCGTCCAAGCGTCGAACAACAGCGTTTCGGCGATCGCGCGCGCGCGATTAGCGCTCAGGCTGATCGCGAGCTCTACCGCAGACTGCTGCGTCGATAGCGTCGTTGACCGCGTTGATTGCTGCGTCGATTGCTCGTAATCAGTATCTTTGTCGATGTACACAACCGACACGACCGCCGGCAGCTCGACCTCCTGCTGGCGCACGATAGACAGATCGTCGGGCAGAGAATCGCCGGCCGCCGCCGCGGCTAGATCGCCTGCCGCGATCGCCGCAACCGGCGCGGCGCCTCGTTTGCGGAACACGATTTTTCCGGCTGATTCGATCGCGTCAAAGAAATACGCGCGTTGCAGCGCCTCGAGTGCGACTCGCGCAGTCATGCGCTGACCGATCGAATAGCCGTCCACCAGGTCGGACAGCGCCGATACGTCCACATCACCGGCGGCCAGCCCTGCGCGCGCGCATATGTCAGACACCACGACAGACAACGCAACCGGCGTCGGCTCGACGGTGTCGAAGCGGATAGACACGAATCGCTGGTTCGGCACACCCGTGATATTCAGCGCGTAGAAAACGCCGCTTCGGTTTATGACCACTTGCAAAGACACGGCTGTCGACTGGGCAAACTGCTCCCAGGTGATACCGTCGGCCGACCGAGAGTAAGCGGTGACGCCAGGCGGCGATGTCAGCCCCGTCACGGCGACATAGTACCGGCCACCCCATACGACCCAGTCGGTCCTGCTGGTAGGCATCGTTACCGTCGACCAACTCACCCCGTGGTCGGTGGACCGCGCGGCCTGCGGGTTTCCGGACTGGACCGCCAGCAGATGCTGGCCTGATGACGCGAGCCGACTCCACGTAGTTCCAATCGCAGCGATGGAGCCGACTTCCCAAACACGCCCGTCCCTGCTGATCGCCGTTGCGCCGGTAA